GCAAGCTTCATGAAATACTGGCCTTGTACTGATAACTCACCACAATTCATCTTCCAATATTCTACTCCACCTAAGACCATAAGCACAAGAGACTTATCTTCAAAGTATGATCTATACTTTTCTTTGTCTAAATTCTCTGTACCATTCTCATCAGTTCTGGCTTCGATCTGAACTTCCTGAACTTCTTTAACGATTGCTGCTGCACTCTTCGTTGGTTCAGGTGCTATATCATATACCACTTCAGGCTTAGGGCTGAAATCTGTCCATACTTGTTCGATCTCTGCCCAAGCCCATATTGGCCATAATATAAAGCCGACTATCATTGCTGATACGGCAAATTGGTAAACTGCCCATAGCAGTCTGTTTTCTTCGGGGTCTATCCCCTTATTCCTACCTCGCATCCTTCTCCCTCACAAACTGGAACTTCAATTGTGTCACCACCCCAAGTGTTAAATGGGTTTTGTAACATAGAACATCCAGCTACATTAAATAAAACAACGATTGCTACTATAACAAATGCTAGCATCGCCCATCTTGATTTTGAAACTTTTTTCATTTTCATTATTGTATCTCCATATCTATGGCATCATTATAGAGACTGTTCATCAGAGTCTTGAGCTTCTCTTTATCAAGATCTGTATTCACACCATCAATATAACTTGCCATTAAGTCTGTTGTATTTTCTACATCTTCTATATTGGTAAGAACATTCTCACCTAAGAACTCAGAGAAATTTTCAGCTATCTTTAAATCGTGTGTATCTAGCTCTGATATCCGTTCAATAAATTTGTCAAACATGAATGGGTTAGACTTATTCCCAACAATTACTTTAACAAATTTGCCTGTAAGTGTATTTATATCATAATTTGTGTAATCTGTATCTGTATCATCATAATATATTTTCTCAAAGAGCGTGAGCGGATTAGGTATTGCCTCTATTGTTTTTGTGTCTGTATCGAATACATGGAAGTATTTCTGATCACCAGCATCTGCCCATGTGAATTCCATTTGGCATCCAAGGTATCTGATATTGCCTTGCTGTGAACTTGCGTGATAATGACCTGATAAACATAAGTCAAAGTGTGCAAAAGGTTCTACACCCATACCATGACCCATAGGTTGTTTAATACCTCTCATCATTTCAAAGCCTTGCAACTCTAAATGGCCCATCATAATACCTTTATTACTTGCTAAGAAGTTCATTGATGAATCCCAATTCTCTGAGTTAATCCATGGCACCAAATGTACATCACACCCATCATAGTTTAACGTTGATGGTTTCATAACAATATTAATATTGCTTGTATAATAACCTAATAGTTCTTTAAGAGAACAGAGATCATTTGTGTTCTTATGGAATACATCATGGTTACCTGGAATAATATCCATAGTCATACCATTCTGTTTCATAGGCTCAAGGAAATGTCTGCGGTTAGCATTCAATGCCTTAAAGTTTACGAATTTCCTATGGTCATAATAATCACCGAGATGTATAATATGTTTTATATCATTATCTTTACAATATGGAAAGAATACTTGCTCATAGAATCTCTCTTGAAAGTCTATGAATATCTCTGAACTATTCCTTACACCACAATGTGTATCATTTAATAATGCTATCTTCACTTCCAGGGATCTCCCATTAACCAAACAACTAAACTATATCTTGTACCTTTTGTAATCTTTGCTACCTTATGCCATCTGTCTGATGGGAATACTGATATCGAACCAGCTTTTTGTAATTTAACAAGCTGTTGAGGATCTTGTTTCCAATAATCTTTTTCGGTATCTATATACATTTCACCACCTTCATAATCATCATTAAGGTTTACTGTGATACTTAGCTTTCTTATTTTACCATCTTTACGCCATGGAATAGCAGTATCGCGATGCCATCCGTAATGTCCACCTTTTTCGTATTTAGTAAATTGTATTGCTTGAACCGGTTCCCACTGAAAATTCCAACCAGCTTGTTGGTTTGCTGTTTCAATATATGGCTCTAACATTTGCATTATCCACGGATCATATAACCAAGCAACCTGTGATTTTCTAATCTTGCTTACAGTATCTTTGTTTGTTGTTGCTATTTGAGAAACTTGTTGATTACCATAATCAATTAATTGTTGGCACTGATCTTTTGACAGTGCTGCTTCAAATGTCCATGCATTATTTTTTAATCTCATCTCTTAACTCCTTGTTTATATCTATAGCTTTTTCTAAAAGCTTTAATGGTGATCCGATTCTTCTTGCAGATACTGCAAATGCACTTGTATCTTTTGGAAAACACTTACCACCGAATCCGTATTTTTGATCAGGGCCTGGAACCATCATATGACTATTACCAATTCTATCATCGAGTGATATAAGATCTGTCAATTCATCAAATGCTTCTTCAGAATACATATTTTTTAATTCGTTAAAGAATATAACTTTAGTAGCAAGGAAGGTATTGATTGCATACTTAGCATATCCTGCATTAATTAAAGATGTAAATCTTACCTTGCTCATTGTTATATCAGAGTTGATGTATATAGAATACCAAAACCTAGCATTGTTACCACCAAATATGGCAAAGTTTTGTTTTATAAATTGATCATCTCCGCCATCCTCTCTTAAAAATTCTGGATTATATGTAAGAGCCAAGTCATCTTCAAGTAATTTAATTAGTTCAAGTGATATAGTTGACTTAATAAGAATAGGTACCCATGGTAATTCAGATCTAATATCTCTATGATACTGCTCTACCATCATGTCATCGCATTCACCCATTGGTCCTTTTGGTGTAGGTAAACATAATATGACGCCATCATAATTTGGGTATTTTAAATCAGGTAATGTGTAACCTGCAGGATTATCTAATACATCTATTATATTATTTTTATCTCTGGATAAACCTTTAAATACAGCTCGGCCTACTACGCCATATCCTATTAATAATAATCGTCTTTTCATTTAGTATATTATAACACAAATTGTTTAAAAGTACATACCTTTGTGGTACTCTTTAAACCAGTCTGCAAAGTGTTTAATTCCTTCTTGAATTGTTGTGGTTGGAGCATATCCTAATGATTGTGCCTTTCCTATATTTGCTTGTGTAGATTTAACATCAGCTGGATGCATAGGCAAATAGTTTTTTAATGCCACTCTTCCTAATTCATTTTCTAAACATTCTATATAATCCATTAACTCATTTGATTTACCTGTTCCGAGATTATAGATTTCGTGTTGATTCTCTTGAGGTTGATTAAGCATATACTCTAATATAATTTCAATGCCATCAACTAAATCACCGATATAAGTAAAGTCACGTTGCATATCACCATGGTTATAGATGTCTATTGGTTTACCTTGAGACATAAGATCTGCGAATGTATGTAAAGCCATATCAGGTCTACCATACTCTCCATAAACGGTATAAAACCTCAAGCCGCTTGAAAGTAATTTAGATGTTTCAAATTGTTTTTCATTTACATATTTAGACCAAGCATAAGGATTAAGATGATCAGAATCTACACAAGATGATGATGCATATATAACAGGTATTCCATGTTCTTCACATGTTGTAATTAATTTTTGTGTACCTGTTATATTATTATCAATATAGGTTTGGGGATTCTCTAGTGAGTGTCGGACACCAGCATATGCAGCCAAATGAATAACTGCATCATAATCATGTACAACTGGTTCTTTTAATAAATTTAATGCACCACAATATTGAGTATCTAAACTATGTGCATCTGTAATAATACCATATTGTGTATGCAATATTGATGATCTATCATATTTTAATTGTGTATCATAATAGCCATTAAAGTTATCTAATCCTGCAACTTCGTAGCCTTCCTCAGCTAATTTTTTTGCTAAATGAAACCCAATAAAACCAGCGATACCAGTAATATATATTTTATGCATAAGCCATGTGTAATTCTAATCCTTTCTTTTTCTTTTCCTTCTCTTCCTTTGCAAAGTCTTTTACTTGCTTATCAATCTCTTGAATCTTTGAAATCTTTTCACGAAGTGTATCAAGGAATGTTTGATCGATTGGACTGTTCATATCAATAGCAGATACAAACTCTTCAATGTTTGCTTGCTCCATGAATTTAAATTTGATATCAGCTTGTTTCTTTTCTTTTACAATTCTACGTATAAAAGCAAAGTAGGCTATCTGTGTAAAATATGAGAATGCATTAGGCTTACCAGTTCTTGTGCTTGCATCTATTCTATAGTTGTATATTGCTTTTAAACAATTCTCAACTCCATCCATGACCATCTCATCTCGATATGTATATCTTACAAAGTTTGGCTTATGAGATAATCCTTCGCAGATCTTCATAAAACATATTGCGATATAATCAGGCACAACTGGATTCTTTTCTCCACTTTCTTTTGCTGCATTTGCTTTCTCAACATATTCAACAACTGCATATGAGAAGTCTCTATTGTTTACGTAATGGGGTTTATCACGAGGTTTAATCTTTTCAGGCATAATATTTCCTATGTGTTCAAATGTATTACCATTATAACATATTTCGCGCAAATGTACATACTTTTATTAAATAATATAGCTATCTAATAACCAATTTTTAATCTGTTTATTTACTAAATGCTCAAATACATTATAATTTTTTAATGATTTATCAAGTTCTTTAAGTTGATTTTTCATAGTATTATATATTTCTTTTAATTCACTTGATGGCAAATTCCATATGGCGTATTGTTTAGGATAAAGAATAGTATTAAACCATAAATTTGCATTTAGACCATGAGTAAATTTAACAAAGTGAACCATCTCTTCCCAATTATTTCTCATAGGATTAACCATAATGGATAACTCACGATTATTCTCTTTACAATATTGATAAAATTTAGTAGTGTTCATCATAAGCTTATTGAAATTACCATTGATTCGAATCTCTTCATAACGAGATGCTATCAAACTATCAATAGAAATATTAATGTGCAAATTATTATTATCCATAATATGTCTAACTCTTTTATTAATTACTGTACCGTTAGTTGCTACATTAATTTTTAGTGATGGATTAATACGAGCAACATCATCACATATATCTAATACAATCTTTTGAGCAAATGGTTCACCACCATTAAATCTTAATTCAGTTAGGTGTGGAATAAACTCATGTAGTTGCTCCCTAAATGAATCATCATAAATCATAGGTAATGGTGGAAGCTTATCACGATTTTTACGTATACCGCTGCTTAATTCACCACTACACATTACACATTCAAGATTACATTGGTTACTTAATTCAAGTTCCATTAAACTTGGATATTGTTTAATAGGATAATTTTCATAAGCTTTAGCTAATGGCCAGACTCCTTCATTAATATTCTTTTCACATTCTTTGCATCTATCTAAAAATATATTATTATCTAATGCTTTTCTATATTTCTCAAAGGCATCACCAAACCATATATCTCTTATAGATCTATCTTGTGACCAATTATCGCAGTAACCTAATAATTTCCAGCATGGAGAAGCTCTACCATGTACTGAGAAATACATGTTATTAAATGGGGCATTACACGGTGTCAAGATCTATTTTTCCTTTGGTTTTATCTGTGCAAATTCTATAACATGGTCCTGCTATTGTATCTTTACTTTCCCATGATTTTGGTAATATTTTTGTAAACCATTCGTTATTTAATATATCTTCTAAATCATTTTTAAATATATTGAGCTCATCTTTTCTTTTATCATATTCTTTATAAAGATAATGATTTCGAACATGGTTATCTACTAATGATCTATGATATAATTGATCTTTAACCTTATCCCATTTAGCTTGAGTGGTTGGTTGAGTTACAGCAATTCTAAAATATCCTGAAAGATAACAACACGGAAGGATTTGACCATCTGGGCTTACTAACATTTGTTCGTCTTCTTCTATCCATTTACAAATAGTTTTACTTTCTTTCATAAGTCTCCTATCTCTAAATGTGTTCTTTGCGCGCTTAATCCATATTTTTCGCTATGCTCTAAAAATTGCTCTTTATCATCTTTATAAAATTTAAATTTTTCTATATGATGAGCTCTATCTGAAGGAACAAATAAATGATAATGATCTCCTATTACGTCATTAACCATTTCATGTATTTCTTTGAGATAATTTTCATTATGTTTAAATACTACTGTAAATACTCCAGAATGCCCATATAAAGAATATGCTTTCATATTTTTAATTATTTTATTTAAATTTGTTTTTTGCCTATAGAATTCATGCATCTCTTGGGTAGTTCCATCTATATCAAAAATCATATGGCCTCTATCATAACCTATTACATATCCAAGATGCTGCCACCAAAATTCTGTTCTCATACTACCATTAGTGTTAATAATAATATAACATTCAGATTCTTTGATAATATACTCGCATATTTCAAATATGTCTTTACACATAATAGGATCTCCTAAGCTTCCACAGAAATTTAATCGATTAATATGTGCTAATGTTTTTGGAGGAAACGCTTTTTTAAATTCTTGGAGTGACCATGAAATAAGTGGCAACCAGCTAACTTTTTTAAGAGTTTTTGGATCTGTTCTATGACATTGGGGACACGCTGCATTACAATTAGTGGTAATATCTAACCATGCATTAATTTTATTATTATAAAGATCAGAATATGTTTTCATAATATTTATTTTAGCTAAAGTATGTACTTTACCCTATTTATATGGTATAATAAGAGAGTACTCTCTGCGGGGGGAGACAGTATTAATGGGTGGTGGCGTTTCCTTTCATAACCTTCACTTGTTCTTCCATTAACTGCTTATCAGTTTGGATTTCATCTAATATAATCTTCATATAATGTGCCTTCACATCATCAGTAACATTTGTAGTAAGCATAATATTAAAGTCTTCTATAACATGTAATGTTTGACTAGAGAATGGTAACCATGGTGTCATAACATAATGATGATCTTCTTCTACTGATACTTTCATCGGTTCTTCTATACCGACAAGTGCACCATTAGACTCATCATCTAAGTCATGTGTGTATGCAATGATTTGTTCACCTGATACTAATTTAAATAATTTGACAGGTAAATCTGATATGTGATCTGGGAAGTCTTTATCCATATAGTTATTTATAATAATTTAACCTCATGTATCTTGAATTTGAACCTTTCTTTACTATATATTTTAACTCTTTCACCACTATGATTTAACGTATAATTCTTATTTGCTTTCCAATGTAAGTCATCTGCAATGTCATAAACTGTGGTATCAAGTGTACTCTTTCTTAATCCTCTACCAATACTCTGCAATACTCGTATCTGACTCTTACTTGGACTTGCAAATATAATATTGTGTAGGTTAACTATATTTATTCCTGTAGAGAATGTGCCATATGAACACACTAATATAGCATTAGACTCTTGCTCAGTGATTGATCTAATTTCTTCGCGCGTGTCAGCTGGTGTCTTACCACTCACATAGAACACTTTGCGCTTATCATCTGTTGCACCATCTATTAATCTAAACAGCGGTTCACCATGCTTCTCTACATACTGAAATAATACTAATGTATTACCTTTAAGATCTATAGCTAAATTCTTTATAAAGTTATTTCGTTTAGATGATGTAACAATCCAATCTACCTCATCTTGATATTTCATCTTACTTACTTCTTTACAATGTTCCTCTTTGTGTTTAAGCAATAATATATCAATCTTTATATTGGCAAGATCACCACGATCGATTAACTCTTTACTTGTTGTGATATTCTTATGTGGTCCAAATAAACCTTCGAGGACAAGCTTATGTGTTTGTGTACCATCTAATGTACCTGTTAAGCCATATCTATAGTTTGCATTCACACATTTAGTTAGGATACTTGTAAGTGATTTAGCTTTAAATCCATGAGCCTCATCACCAATCACCATACCAAACTGTTCGAAATATCCTTTCTGCATTTTGTATATAGATTGCCATGTAGACACATAGATCTTTTTAATCTTATGACCTTTATCTTTACCAGCCATAATTTCATGACACATACCTTCTGCATCAAACATTGCGTCATTCTCAGAGTACTTCGCAAAATCTCCCACCATTTGTTTAACAAGTGATGTAGTAGGAACAATTAATAATACCTTATCTGCAATGTGGTCATAGCTCATATCTAAGTAGTATCTCATCATGAGATATATGATATAAGATTTACCTGAGGCTGTAGGACTTACTAATAATCCTCGCTTATTTTCAAGTGCATATTGTACTGCATCTAACTGATAATCTCTTGGCTTGAATGGTAATATGTATCCATCGATAAAAGACATATCGACTTCTTGATGTGCACCAGGAAGATTAGCCTCTGACTTAATACCATGAGGTAAAATTTTTACTGCTATGTTTCTATCTGCAGCAAATGATTTAATATATTTGTATAGACCAGAGTATATAGATTGGTCTCTTAGATTGAGTAGTCTTACCTTACCATCCCACATCTTATTTCTAAATTGTGGCATGAATTTATAACCAGGAACAAAGAATGTAAAATACTCTGCTAGTTCTTGTATGATTCCTTTATCATCACAATCAACATAAAGGAATGCTGCATCTTTAGTTTGTAGTGTTATTTCTTCCATGCGCTAAGTGTATGGCAAATTCCATTGCAGTCATTCCATTTGGGTATATTGGTGTAATTGGTGTAGACTTTAATTTCTCTTCAGTCTCTTTAATTAACTTCTCAAACTTAGCCTTTTCAGCACATGGCTTTAAGTCTTTGTTTATATTGTTATAGTGTATGAGTAATAACTCAAGCGTCTTACGACTAAACTCCTGCTTCAAAGGATCTCCATTTAATTATATTACCAATGTTTTGATGTCTCCACCGTATAGTAGACATAATTTCTTCTAAGGTTTCAATAAGAACCTTATCATATTCGAGCGCTGCTTGAGCTTTTTGGATATCAGTATCTGCATCATAGTAATAATTCATATCACCTTTCAATGGTTTATTTAATCCACCAAATGGATCGTATTCCCAGTTAAATGCATCTATCTGATCTTTAGATAGTTTACCATTATAATATAACCACTTATCTTTAAGCAATGTTTTATAGTCAAGATCTTTTTTCTTTCTACGCATTTTAGAGATAGTAATTAACTCTAAGTACTTACTATGTACACGTGCCATCTTAATCGTGGTATCATCTAATTTTAAATCATCTATTATGGAATCTTCCTTCCACATTTCTAGTACTTGTTCAATATTCATAATAATCTAGTTATACTTATAATGATTATATTATATCATATTTTTACCCAATGTACATATGTATTATACGAATTCGTAATAGGAGTATTGGAATGATACGACAGCAGTTAAATATTCTGCATCGACTGTGGTAATTTCAAATGGTAAGGATGAAAGGCTTGTGGGTTGAGCATCAATAAAACGTATT